TTGTTGAACAATTTTATCCTGTAATTGATCAAAAATTTGCTCTTGAAAAGAGAGTTTTTTCTGATCTTTATGAATCAATTGAAGGGATTTGGAACACTGCTAAGCGTAGAGGCGATACTGCCCTGCAAAATGAATCTGCAAGTTACCTTAATGAACTTGCTGCGGTTCTTAATGACGAAGCCGATGCTGAACTTAATTTAATTGAAGAGGCGGCTGAATGGTTAGTCAATCTTGTAGAAACCAATTTGGAATCTGGCGTTTGGAATGTTTCCGTAAAACCTCATATTAGTGTGGGTGGAGATCATCCAGATATGGCTAAAAAAGCTGGCCATGGTTACTCGCCATCCAGCGATGGATCAGGAAATTGGGGCGATGGTGCTCCGATGATAGGTTCAGATGACATGAATTACACGAATCATGGAAATGAAGCTAGAATGAAGTCTTGGGGAAACGTTGGCGGCAATGATATTTGGCCGTCTCTGCAAAACCCATACATTCCTAAGCAATTTGGTGATTTTACTATGAAAGGGGAGCCGGGCGTTGATAAGGAATGGGAAGGACAGCATAACGCAAGCTGGCAGTCAAGTGACACATGGCCAAACTTGCAGAATCCTTACTCACCCAAAAGTGATGTTCCGAAAATGAATAACGGCAAAGAAGCCGATTCAGTTGTCGATAAGTAAAATCTATATACGAGGGAATAATATGGACTCTACAAATTGTTTATTAATAGATTGTTGCGACGACTCAGGCTTTAGCTTCGATCTTTGCGAGTCTAGCCAAAATGAAGGCGGACTTGTAAAGTTTCGAGGTAAATTTCAAGAAGCTAACGCCGTCAATAAAAACAAAAGAATGTATTCTTTTGATGTATTAGATCAGAATGTAAAACGCCTACAAGAATCTGTTGTTGATCGTAGGTTAGTTGGAGAATTAGATCACCCTACAGACAGCATTATTCATTTTGCTGAAGCTTCCCATGTAGTCACCAAATTGTGGTGGGATGGGAATGTCTTAATGGGTGAAGGAGAAATTTTAAACACGCCTCATGGAAAGGTTCTGAAAGCACTTATTAACGATGGTGTAAAAATAGGGATCAGTTCAAGAGGAGTTGGAAATGGAAAAGTTAATGAGGACGGTACGCTAGTTATTGGCGAAAGCTACAAGCTAATAACCTTTGATGCTGTTGCCGATCCTAGCACATATTCTGCTTTTCAAGAGAAAATAGATGGCGGAAAGAAGAAGACAGAAGGTATTCTACTTAATAGGCTGGCCTTAAATAATAAGAATCAAGACGTTTCTAATAATTCCAGGTCTAAAAATGAGGGTAGAAGCATAAATAGTAATGTGAATAAAGATGCACTAATTGCCTGTTTAGGTGGTATCGTTAAATCTCAAACCCAAACTATAAAGTCGAGGTTGAACTAATGGATAGAATAACTGAAGCATTAACAAAATTATTGCCGGAAGATCAGGTGAACGATGTCGCCCAGGCTGTTCAAGATATGTTAAGTGAAGCAAAGGAAGAACTTGACAAAGAATTTAACACCAAGTTAGAAGAAGCCTTTGAACAGGCACAAGGCGAAATTAAGTCCGCTGAAGAAGTTGCCGAACAAGGTTATCAGCAGGCTTACGAAATCATCAATGATCTTCAAAATCGTTTAGAAACTCAACGTGAAGAATTTGAAAACTCCCTTGAAGAAGGTTATGAGGAAGCTTATCAAATGCTCCAAGGCGAGAAATCTAAGAACGATAACGTTGAAGTCGAACTCTATGAAGAGTTTGATAACAAATTAAAAGAAATGAAGGAATTCATGGTCGATAAGGTAGATCAGTTCCTGCAATTGCAGAACGAAGAAATCTACGAAAGTGCCAAGAAGAATATTTTAACTGATCCTCGTATGCTTGAGCATAAAGTCGCACTCGATAAGATTATCGGAGTTACATCTAACTACTTATCTGATGAAGATTACTCAAGTGCTACATCAAGCCAGTTAGAAGAAGCTCATAAGTACCTTGAAGAAATGAAGGGTCAAATGAGAGTTCTTGAAGCTCGCAATGTTAGAGTGAGCACTCAAAATTCCAAACTTAATGAGCAGGTTCGTGAAGCTAATCAGGTTATTTCTGAAGCTACACAAACTGCTGTTGAAGAAGACAAGAAAGACAGAACGGAAAATGCAAAGAAAGCAAGTGGGCGTGGTCACAGAGTTGCGGATGATAGTCAGATTGTCTCTGAATACAACAATTCGTCAACTGAGACTGGTGAAGTCGTTTCCGAGGATGTTTCCCCAGAAATGAATGACATTCTAGTCCTTTCAGGACTTAAGAGTTCTGAAGATTAAAAACAGATTCAAATTGAGGAGTTAAAAACATGAATGCTAAGTATTTAAATGAGTCCAAAGAACTTGTGAAACGTTGGGCTTCTACAAAGCTGCTCGATGGAATCGAAGATCGTTACGAACGTGCTACAACCGCTGTTCTTCTTGAGAACCAGCGTTTGATTAATGAAGCACTGACTGACTCCGGTGACATCGCACAATTTAAGCGGATTTCAATTCCGCTTGTCCGTCGTATTTATCCCCAGTTGATTGCCAATAAAATTGTCAGCGTTCAACCGCTGCTTGGCCCAACTGGCTTGGTATATTACCTGCGTTTCCGCTATTCAACCAATAAAGGTTCGATGCGTGGAGCTAACTTAAACGCTGGTTTCCCAAGTGATGATGCTACTTCACTCCAGCAATTGGCTAGTGGTGATGCGAACTTAGAAATTTTCTATTCGCATCAGTTCATTCAGAACGAAACTAGTTCAACTGATCTGGGTATTGGCAACGTATCAACGTATGCTCCGCTTGAGCATACTCCGGTTCTTGCTGGTACATTAACTGGTACTATTTATGATGGCGGAGTAGCCTCAGAAACATTTACAGTTAATGCAAGTGGTACTTTCGCCTTTACGGATATAGGAACTCCAGATGTTCAACTGGTCTCCGGTAGTGTTGATCTAGCCACTGGTGAAGTAACCTTAACGTGGGCAAGTCCCCCTGCTACCAACCACATCATAGTGAGCTATGAGTACAACATGGAAGCGAACCAAGATCTTCCAGAAGTCAACCTAGTTATCGAAAGTGAAGATATTACTGCTAAGACTCGTAAGCTGAAGGCCGTTTGGTCATACGAAGCTCAGCAAGATCTTCGCTCACAGCATAACCTCGATGCAGAGGCTGAACTGACCGCCGTGTTGGCTCAGGAAATCAACCTTGAAATCGACCGTGAAGTGTTAACTGACTTGCGTAATAACGCTGGTACCGTTGCTGTATGGGATTTCAATACAGCACTTGGTGACACGATTAAAGAAAAGTATGAGTCTCTCTATGTGAAGGTTGTTGAAGTAAGCAACATCATCCATCGTAAGACTCTGCGTGGTGGTGCTAACTTCCTCGTTTGCAGCCCTGAAGTTGCTTCGATCTTTGAAACGGCTACTGCCGGTTTCGCTCCTGCACCGTCTGAAACCTTTACTTCGAGTCTTGGTATTCAGTATGTCGGTACTATTAATAACCGCTTTAGACTCTATAAAGATCCTCTGTTCCCAACGGGCCAGATTCTTTTGGGTTATAAGGGCGATTCTTATATGGATTCTGGATATTTCTACTGTCCATACGTACCGCTGACACAGACGCCAGTCGTTCTTGATCCTGAGAGCTTCACCCCAAGAAAGGGTATTCTCACAAGATACGGCAAGAAACTTCTCCGTGAAGGTTCGAAGTTCTACGCACGTCTGTCAATTGCGAACTTTGTAATTTAAGTAAGCAAGAGTTAAGATAGAAAAAAT